GGAACTTGAACCGTTTGAGCACGGTAGAGGCTAGAGATACTACAGTTTTTAGATTGTTTTCACTTTGGCTTATGAGGCATAACACAAATACACACAATTATACACTTTTTACTACTTTTTAACACTAATTTAGTCATTCTAGCCTCTACACACGCATGCAGCGGGGCCTATATGCATGATATATTTACTACAAGGGTCAGTAAATCACACTTTTTGCTCAAAATCACACAGACCTCCCAAGCTACAAGCTAGACAGCTCAGTAAGAGTTTGTGTGAGTGTATCATGTGTATACACTAATCCTCTGCAGCGGGGCCTGTTAGGTCACAGAACTCTATGTGATCTTCTTCTATGGCCCATGTGGCTAGTACTAGTGTGCCTTCTGCGTTCGCACACTGTTCAAACTCTAGGTCAGCTTCTACTGTTCGCTGTATACGAGTTTTGTAGCCCAAGCGAGCATTACGCGAGCGTTGGGCTATCCTTGCGCCAGCAAGGGTTTCATAGTATCTAAAGCAACGCTCATGCGTGTGACTGTGTCTTAGATAGTAGATAACTTTAATCATGCTATAGTGTATACCATGTATAAGAACACACACATTATGATCACTAACACTATGTCTACAACTAGTTCTTTGTTCATATTATAATCCTCTAGAGCTGCCGCAGGCTCATACTTGTACTGTTACCACAGCTAATAGTGTTAAAAGGGTACTGGTATCCATACGCACTGTATATCACGTTGTGTGTGCTGCTGTGCTTGTGTGCATAATTGTGCGCACCCAGCGACAATAGTAATAACACTAACAAGTATAATAGTTGATATCCATTTCAGCATACACATACTTATGGACCTTTTACTCACTATAAGATATACAGTTTATCCCAGAGTCAGGATCACTACAGTTAACCTAGCAGTTTATTCTTGGTACCCCTTAAATTTTTGCGCTTCGCGCAGCTCTTCGAGCTGCTTCTGGAATCATGCTGGCTCATTTTGGACAAGAGATCATCCAGCACTGTTACATTAACATGCTAACGTGTAAATACTACACAGCGATCTTATTTGATCTGACCGCTAGGAGATCGTATGTTTGCCAAGCTCGCAGTGATATTTCTTTTATACTCTAATCTCGCACTGGCGCAGGAACTGCCCCTAGAACTATACATGCCCAATGAATCAGGGGGCTACATAGTGCTGACCACAGATGCTTGTGCAAACACTGATGCTCTAAAGCTAGGTTACAACTACCGTGCTTATGCTACAGAAAGTGACAGTGACCAGCCAGTGACACATCAAGGATGTTGGGATAGTCCTAGTGTAGCAGACGCACCTAGGATAGAAGGTGTACGAATCATACCTTTGGTTAATCTTTGGTTTGATGGAGATATGGCGACATTCCCACAGACCATGTTTGGTCCAGAGAAGCGTCGTTGGAACATCGACCCAATTCTAATTAAACCAAATGTCTAGCATGTTATCAAAAAACATGTTATACTAGACTGATATGCGTTATATCATAATCTTTATCATGTTGTTACAGGTCAGCTGTGTGACCTTTCTTGCAGGTAACATGGGTGCAGGGGCTGCTGCTGTGACTGTGGCAGAAGCTGTGGACACTGCTAAAACTGCGGGTGATGCTGTGGCCTATGGCACCACTGGTAAAACTTTGACTGATCATGCTTTGGATCGGATTACAGGTCGTGACTGTAAACTGTTTAATGTGTTTGATCGTGATCACAAGATATGCCACGAACGCATGCCCGAACTTAAAACTCCTGCTCAGATACGACTATTCCAAAAGTCAAAAGGGCTGGCTCAGACAGGACAGATAGGACCTTTGACCAGCATAGCCATATGGCGTATCAAACATCAGCTAGACTAGTTAAATACTAGTATGGCCATTACCAATCTCAAAGAACTAGTTCAAGCTCTAAACCAACCTGCTGTGACCACTGTGCCAAGAACAGTGGTTTCCGGAGCCAACCCTCTGCGTGTTAATCCTCTAGCACAGACTCTGACCAACATCAATACCTTTGCGGGCACCACAATTCCACAGCCCCTGATATCAGTTGTTGACTCTGGTAGTACAGCCGTTAGAACTGTAAGTGCTGGTGAGTCAGTGGTATTGATCACAGGACCGCAGGGTACAGCAGGACGAACAGGCGACCAGGGTATCACAGGCGAAATAGGTCCGCAGGGCATACAAGGGGAAACGGGACCACAAGGCGAAGTAGGGCCGCAGGGTCCAAAAGGTGATACTGGACTCACAGGCACAGCAGGAGTTAGCCCTTTGCCTATACGAACATTTGAAGTAGATCATGACGGCAATCTACTGGCTATATTTGATGACAGCACAATTATAAACACAGGCAATGTAGTTGGACCCCCACCCGTGTTTACCATAGGCACTGTTGTAGCTGGGGGTGCGCCCAGCGTAACTATATCAGGCACAGCCCCTAACTATGTACTGGACTTTGAATTAGAAGCTGGGCCAGTGGGTCCTGGGGGTGGTGATGTTAGTACCCTGAGCCTATATGCAGACCCTGCATGGATCACTAGTCTAGCAGCCAGTAAGGTGGGCTTGGGTAATGTTACCAACGAATCAAAAGCCACTATGTTTACTAGCCCTACATTTACTGGTACAGTAACTGGTGTGATTCCGTCGGGAGTCATTACCATGTGGTTTGGAAGTATTGCCAGTATTCCCAGTGGATGGTATTTGTGTGATGGCACTAACGGTACTCCTAACTTAAGAGATCGATTCGTGGTAGGTGCTGGCACAACTTATGCTGTGGACGCCACTGGTGGCAGTGCTAATGCTACCCTAGTAAGCCATACTCATACTGCAACTGTCTCAGATCCTGGACATAATCACTTAACAGGTAACCCTGATACTGGGGGCGGAAGTTATTTTGGTGTAGCAGGTGCGACAGGGGGTAATGCAGCAAACAGAGATGCGTTAATTGCTGGGTTAGTTAATTCAAATACTTATGTAACAAATACAAAAACAACTGGGGTTACTGTATCAAATAGCACAGAGGGTTCTAGCGCAACTAACGCTAATTTACCACCATACTATGCTCTTGCTTACATTATGAAAGCCTAGTATAAAACATTAAATCGATTAACAGGATTAAATACAGTATGAAAAGATTAATCACATTATTAGTTCTTAGCTTCGCACTCACAGGCTGTGCTTCAATTACCAGCTTGATTCCATCATTTTGGGATCCTAATCAATCAGCTCGTATCACAGATGTTCGCCTTAGAGCAGACAGTATCAACTGTGAACAAGCACAGTTACCACAGGCACAGGCCCTGCAGGCAGATCTGCGTTGGTTTGAACTTTACTCAGAATCCAAGGGTTCTAGACAACAGGATGTTATAAGAATCATACAGCCCATGCAGGAGTCAGTCACTGATTGGGTTAAACGCAGCACAGACGGACAAGGGTCAAAGAACTATTGTGAAATCAAAAAGAAACTGTTACAAACACAGGCTAAGTCAGCAGCACAAGCCATACAAGGGAGATTCTAAATGAGCGTAGATACACTAAGAGCCATAGCAGGATGTGGTAGACCATGGGCAGCAGAACGTGCTAACTTTGCTGTGATGATCACAGAACAATTTCAAGGGGGCGGCTTAGACGCTGGCGAATATCAAGAGCTCATGCGTGATCTAGTACGCATGGACAGACTAGATGCAGAAGCAGATGATCTTGAATTGAAAACAGCATTGGTCACTGCTGTGTACGCTGTGGCTCAAATAGTCTAAAAAAATCATGCGCATAAACGAAATACTTGCGGAAAACATATTCACCACAGACTATCACAAGGTCATGCAGGCCGTGGCAGAACTGTATAACAATCACTATGACATCAACATCTGGGAACATGGTGAAGCACACGATGATGCTGCCAAAGTTTTACTCAAAGTTCACCCCACAGAAGAAGAACTGGACTACATCATCAAAACACACGAACTACCAGAACGCTTTGTGGATCTAGACTTTCCACTGAATGACGAAGTCATGTTCGGAGGTTCAAAAACCGGACAAGGCAATGATCTAGATCTAGATGAAGAACCAGCCAGTCGTGATCTATGCACATCAGGCAAGACTGATTCGGCCTTGGGTGCTAGTCAATTGGCATCATGCAAGAGTCAAGGCTATCGTAGTCGAGACGGCGGTAAAAGTCATAAAGTAGGATCCGAGCGTGTCAAAGTCCGTGGCAAGCGCATCAAAGGTAAAAAATACGGCGGCCCCTTACCAGACTGGAGTTAAACAATGGTCACAATGCCTAACAGCACTGATCTATTAATAGCACCCCCTGCCATACCCGACCAACGTTTTCGCAAGGCTGTACTCATGCTCACACACGATACTCCACAGGGTTCTTTTGCCTTGTGCGTGAACAAGCCTACCAATCATACCCTGCAGGACATCCTAGATGAAAACAACATAGAGGCTCATCTGAACTTTCCGTTGTATTGGGGAGGACCTGTGAGTCAAGGTACTGTGTGGATGTTACATGACTCTGGTTGGAGGGTGGACACCACCGTGGAATTAAATGATCAATGGAGCATGACTTCAAACCTAGAGATGTTTTATTGCCTAGCAGATGGAGATTGCCCTCGACACTTTAGATTGATGGTGGGCTACTGCTCCTGGGCTAATAGACAGTTGACAGCAGAGCTTAGAGGCATGCCACCATGGAATCACAATCACTCATGGTTAGTAGCAGAGAATCCTGGAGCTGAATGGTTGTTTGATTCGCCTGTAGAAGATATATGGACGGAAGCCACCCAGCTCAGTTCAAATCAAGCTGTGGACAGTTGGCTCTAGTCTCTTTTTAATTCTTTAACAACTAATTCTTTAGCTCGTTGATTTAAACTTTCGTCTTGAGCCTTGGCCATTAAAGGTAAAAGCACAGACATGGTTTTGATTAAGACCTGTTCACCCTGTGGATACAGCTTAGAATATTGAACTGCAACTGGACTACGATAGAAGTAATCTGGGTTATCGATGATAGATCTTAGTGTGCCGCTTATCATTTCTATCACTTCTGTTTCATTTAAACTTTCTAAATTCTTTTGATCAATTTCCATGATAATATCTATTTCTTTTCCTCAACATAATGTTTACTCCAGTCATATTGTGTTTCTAAATGACGTTTATCTTGGAAGTGTGTGGGACCATCGTAGTAGTCTAGACCAAAATGACGTCGCAGATTCTTTTGATCACCTTGGCTACCACACATGTCCGCACAACGTTCACCAACCAAACGATAAAAATGCGCAAGATTATCTGTTACGGATAATCCTGCTTGTTCTGCTAGTTTTTCTAATTCTGTTTGCATAATTTAAATTTTTTCTCCTACTTTAAATCCACGGAATCTTAAAAATCTTGGAAAGCGCAACGAGTATGTGCCATCTTGATTCTGTGTGACTGCATCTGCTCGCACTTCAATCATCTGGCCCAATAGATCACCACGTGAGTCCCAATAAGTAGTACGGTCGCTGTCAGTAAAGCCGCTGCCGACATTGACGACAATATCTTTTCCATCATCAGTACCGTGGCATACAACCGCGCCCAAACGGCCCTCATTGCGTCCGGTCCCTTCCTCCACAGATGATATACTAAGGGTAACTTCAATAAAGGGTTTTTGCTTGAGCCAGCTAGTAGATCTTTTACATTCATATTTTGCCTCGGGATCTTTGATCATGATGCCTTCATACCCAGCGGCAACCATGGCTTTGTTGTAGTCCTTGTATTCAACTTCACCTAAGAACTCATCTAGATTAACTTCTACTTGGGGTATCAATTCTATGCAGCCTGTGTCTGCAAATATATTGGCAAAGTTATTAAGGAACTCTGTACGACGCTTCTGCGCCATCACGCTCTTGCCCTGTTTGAACTCTACCAAAGGTACGATATCAAACAAACATAACTTGGCATCCTGTGCCTGTACATCACTCTTACGATGCACCTGCTTCATTAGGTCTTGGAATGAATGACTGATAACTTCACCATCTAACACATAACTGCGGCCAAAGTTATCAATCTGTTCTGTGAGTTTATCTGTGATATGTGAAAAGTTCTCTAAGACTTTACCATTGCGTGTGTACATGGTCACTGTCTTAGATTCAAAGTCGATTACTGTAACAGCACGAACACCATCTAATTTAGGCTGTAGGACTTTCTTGCCTGTGATCTTAGATTCGTGATTGGCACCATCATGTGCCAACATACATTCAAATACAGGCACAGCATATTCTGGCTTCTTGGATTTCTTTGCCACAGTGTTCACAGTCTTTTCACTTACACCACAGCGTAGGTCTTTGATCAGTATTCTACGATAAAATCCGTTCCACTGAGCTTTAGTGGACACATCCATAGCCAACTTGATAGCATCACGAGCCGCATGGCCTGTAAGTGTTCTACGATACAATGCGTCTGCTAGTTCGGAGAAGTTAGACCAACTAAGTCCTTGTCCGTCTTGCTCACTGATAGGAACCTGCTTGACACCAAAGGTATGTAGTTTGTCCAAGCACCAACGAACACCTAGAAAGAACTCGTCCAGTCCTTCTTCCATAGCATCTGCTAGGATCTGCTCTTTGGCTAGACGTGAGTTATCTGCTTCTAAATGTGCTATGATTACTTCGGGCTGTGTGCGCAATTTGGGCTCCTGGCTCTATTAACTATAAATACTATTATATACTCATTTAACAGTTTTGTCAACCTGGTTGACACATTGTGGATTAAATAGTATACTAGGACTTACCAACTTAAAAAAAGGAGTCAATTATGGCATATCGTGCAAAAAACAATTCACCAAAGGCAGCCGCTCGCAGGGCTCTTCGTCGTAGAGGTAAGATTTAATCATGGCCGTAATCAAAAGAAAAAAGGGCTGGAGAGCAAACAAAAGAACTGTGTCTGAAGCTGCTCGAAAAGCACTTAAACGTAGATAAACAAAAAGCACCCTAGGGTGCTTTTTTGTTATTTCAAAATCCAATCATTTATCAAAAAGTTTGTCAAACAGTGATTTGTTTTCGGCAATTTTTTCTAATTTTGTCATAGCACCATTTGGAATACGAAATGTGTACGAACCATACGGACCGGTTTGTTCCCAGTAGCCCCAACTGTTTCCTTTGATATAAGGAGGATGGAACCCGTTAACAGCATCTGCCGCAATTTGTTTACGACCAGTTTCATAGGCTTCACATAACCGATCTTGAACGTAATCATCAGACCAATCGTACAATCCTTCCTTGGTCACAACCTGTCCTTCGTCGCTATATCCAATTCTATATTGAGTTTGTAATTTTTCACGTATCACAGAGATCGAATACGGAGTATCGACGATGTCATGCACTCTCATAGACCCAACACTATGAGGACTAGACGATTCTATTTTACGAGTTTTTATTTCAATACCTTCGATAGGCATGTCTACTCCTTTTTCATTTGTAACAGCATGCCCTTTCTGGCTTAATTCTTTCTCAGCCCATCTTCCTACATTACCGTTCTTTTGTTTTATAGGAACTTCAGTACCAACCGTAATTCCGTTTTTAATTGTTTTAATCATATTTTAACTCCTGGAAATTGCTGAATCAATAAAGGTATTATAGCAGGTGCAGCCTCATCTGTCAAGTTGCTCAACACAATATTAAGTATGCGTGGTAATACCTGAAAATTAGTAGGGTCGTTAGTTCCGCCCTTACTACGTGGAATAATGTGATCCAAATGAGGTTCATGCCAATCTCTATCTTCGTCACGAGCAATTTTGTTTTCGCCGCGACCCCAATCGTATAATCGATAAACACCTAGACCATCAGTCCATCCATCTGGCGCTTTATTATACATTTCAAGAGATTGTTCGTCTGTCCAATCATACTTGTTTTTATAATAACCAAAGATGGTTACATATTTGTAATCTCGATTATCACAAAAATGTTCAAATAGTGGATAGGTATAGTAGGTGTTTTCTTCCCAACTACTGCAGGGTTCTCTACTGGCAATAGTCGCATTCATTTCGGAATAGTTATGCATGATTATATCATCCTAAAGATATACTTAGGACCAACCTTTGCTATGTCCCAATCAGGCTCAATCCAAGCAATGTTGGGCTCGTATTTCATACATACTTGATAGATACCGTGAGCAATGATTAGTGGCTCTGGAGCTCGGCTTGATGTTGCTGCGGTACCTGTTTGTGCTTTGTATGCTTCTTTGAATTGGCTATGCATTTGACCACCAACATTGTCTTTGGTCCAACGTTTTTTCAAAGCATTCATAATAGCATAATCCATCTGCATAATATTGATATTGGAATCTTGATATTTTAAAAACTCCATCAATCCCCAACTGTTTGCAGTATGAAATTTACAAGTAGGAAACATCTGTGCATTCAACGTAGTTGATCGATCAAATGCATCTTTCTTATATTCTTCACGATACTTAATCATATTACCAATCGATGTAAGCACTAAACTATTTGTTCCTAAACTATCACCCTTTTCGGCAACAGTTATACCAAGGTTATCAAACAGTTCATGAAGTTCGTAACTAAGTTCATCGTCTGGTTCTATCGGATATCCTGCAAGTTTCGCTTCGATAAATCTCTGCACACGGATACGAAATTTGTCAAATTCGGATGATGGCAAACTGTGAATATTAATACCGGCATACTGGGCTACATCCCAATACTCGTCGTCGCTGTTAATATATTGAATTGGAACAAGTTTAATCCCTAAAATAATACAAGCAAGAATACGATGTTGTGCATCATTAACAAACAGCATGCCCTTGCTATTCATACGTCCAATACCAGGAAACACAAGACCAGGATTGAAACGGAAGATGATGTCTTCAAAGATATGGCGCAAAAATACATCTCGTTGTTTTGCGGCATTTTTATAAAGTATGTCAATGTTACGTAGTATGTGGTCGTCGTAGTTCATTGCAGGAACATTTGATAATTCTGCTGCTTGAACTAGACTTTCGAATTCCGGAAGGTCAATACCAAGTAGAGGATTGTCAATGCCCATATTAACTAATCGATTAAAGCAATAAACAACAACATCTACAAGTTTAGGATGTTTACCTAATGACCGGGTAGGAATGTACAACGGAATTTTTGCTAGACGTTTTTTACGTTCTTGGGGATTAAGTGAATCCCATTTAACTCGATCAGCTTTAGGACCGAGTAACTTAAAAAGATCTGCACCAAACTGATCAGTAATTTTTGAATGATATGACATTCGTTTTCTCCAATATTTAAAATAAAAAGTAAAATCCTTGATAGACAAGGACATTTGTTGAATAAATTTACATCCAACTTACATAGTGTAACAGAATCCCTAGAATCTGTCAACCAATATTAGCTCAAAAAGAATTCCCAACTAGGATGCTGTATGTGATAGCCCTGTTGTTTACGCTTTTCAGCCAATTCCCAATAGTCGGGACGATAGGGTTTGATTTTGGGCTTCATTTTGGTATGAGCACCTTTCATATAGTTGCAGGGCTTACACGCAGTGGTTAAGTTTAACCAATTTGATCTGCCACCCAAACTTATAGGATGTACGTGATCCATAGTAGCTTCGGACTCTACTACATGTGTGCCACAGTATTGACAGATATGTTGATCACGCAAGAACAAATTGCGTTTGTTAAGTCTAACTATCTGTTTGGGCTTTTGATAGTCTTTAAGCATGATGACCGCAGGCACCCGAGTGGACCAATTGGCTGAACGAACTATCCAATCATCATGCCAGCCCATTACTGTTACCTTGTCTAAGACAAGATAGCGAATGGCTTCTTGCCATCCTACAATACTTAACGGAAGTAGACACACGGGCTGTGCATCTGCGTTTAGGACCAAGGTTGTCATTTGGGAATATCTTAAAAAAGTATTTAACTACGACCTATTGTACACTCAGATAATGTCGAACACAAGGTTTTTCCGTATAAATTATACAGTGGTTGACATATTTGTTGTATGAATATAAACTGTAAGAAATAATACAAAAAGGAAGCGATATGAGTCTAGTACCAATGGTGATTGAATCTACTGCTAAAGGCGAGCGTGCCTATGATATCTACAGTAGATTGTTAAAAGAACGTATCATCATGTTAGAAGGTGAAGTGCATGATCAAATGGCTAATTTAATAGTAGCCCAATTGTTGTTCTTAGAATCAGAAAATCCTGACAAAGAAATTTCATTGTTTATTAACAGCCCAGGTGGCTCAGTAACTGCTGGTATGGCTATCTATGATAGTATGCAGTTCATTAAACCAGACATCGCTACCTATGTAATGGGACAGGCCTGTTCAATGGGCAGCCTTTTAGCACAAGCAGGTACTGCTGGTAAGCGTTACATGTTGCCAAATGCTCGTCACATGATACATCAGCCCTCAGGCGGTGCTCGAGGCCAGGCCACTGACATGTTGATTCAAGTTGAAGAAATTTTAGCAATGAAAAAGAATCTAACAGAAATCTACGCAAAGCACAACAGTCAAGGGAAGACATATGAAACTTTGATTGCTGACATGGAACGTGATAAGTTCATGAGTGCTAAGGAAGCATTGGCATACGGACTAATTGATAAAATAATCGAGAAAAGATAATGAATCTACAACAACTAGGTAAGATAGACAAAGGTTGGGGCTTTGAAATTATATTTGCCAACAACGACAAATACTGTGGCAAGCTGTTGGTGTTTGAACGTGCTGGCGCAAAGACCAGTCTTGTGTTCCACAAAGAAAAACGTAAAAGTTGGTTTGTGAACGCAGGCAAGTTTAAAGTAAAATATATTGATGTTGCCACAGGTGAAGTCAAAGAAGCGATCTTAGAAGAAGGAAAGACTGCAGACTTTGCAGAACTAGGACCACATCAAATAGAAGCATTGGTGCCTAACTCAATCATCTTTGAAGTTGGTACTAGCGACTATGTAGAAGATCGGTTTAGACTTGCTCCGGGTGACAGTCAAAATGCAGCCCCTGTCGTCTAAGATAAAATGGACTACTGATGTCCCTCCAGTACAGGATCCAGCTGTCGAAGGAACACCATTCTACGATAGTAAAAACATTGCCCCAAAGTGTGTTGTAGGATTAGACCGCGATGGGGTTATTAATGTTGATCCCGGAACATATACCTATCGTCCGGAAGATTTCGTACCAATACCCGGTAGCCTAGAAGCAATTGCTAAACTACGGAGAATGGGTCATAAAATTGTTGTCATCACCAACCAGGCTGGAATTGGAGAAGGATTATATACCGCCTCTGACGTTGAACGTGTACATGAATACATGTTTCAATTATTAGGTCAGGCAGGATGCCTTAGTATAGACGGGTTATTTTATAGTAATACTAATTTAAGAAGTGATATATTCGCTAAACCAAACGTCGGAATGTTTAAACGATGTGAAGAAGAAATTAAACATATTAAATTTAATAAAGGATATTTTGTAGGTGATAAAATATCTGATCTTAAAGCAGCATACACTATCGGTGCAGTGCCTGTGCTAGTACGTACCGGATATGGGTTAGAAACAGAGAAAGAATTAAACAAGTGGACCCACCGAGAGATCAAACGCAAAACTAAAGTGTTTGATAATCTTGCAGCATTTGTAGAATCAATAAGTCTTGTTAAATGATGCTTGAAGAGCAGTAATCAAATCCTCAATCATTCCATCATCGTGAAACGGAGTAGGTGCAATACGTAACCGCTCCGTTCCCACAGCGACCGTAGGTGAATTGATAGGTTGAATGTAGATATTGTGTTCGTTCAACAGGTCGTCGCTGATAGCCTTACATCGTTTGGCTTCCCCAACTAGGATAGGTACGATGTGTGTGGTCGTAGACTCCATAGCCGGCATGCCCGCTACAGATAATCTATGTTTGAGTTTACGACTGCGTTCTTGATGCTTCTCACGTATCTCGTTATGATCTTTAAGGTACTTAACAGCAGCCAGAGCGCCAGCACAGCTCACAGGACTCATGCTTGTGGTAAAGATAAATCCAGCAGCTACTGAACGGATGGCATCGATTACCTCAGCATCGGCAGCAATATAGCCACCTTGGACACCATAGGCTTTCCCTAATGTACCGTTGACTATGTCAACACGGGATTGTAGCCCTAGCTCTTCAACTTTTCCACCACCGTGGTCTCCATAGAGCCCTACCGCATGTACTTCATCGATATATGTAATAGCACCATACTTGTCTGCTAGATCGCAGATCTCTTTCATAGGGCTTACATCGCCATCCATTGAGTAGACTGATTCAAATACAACACAAGGCACGTTACCTGCTAATCTCACGGCAGCAAGTGCATCGTCAAGTTGTTGTAGATTATTATGTTCAAATACTGTTTTAGGGGCCTTGCTGTGTATCATACCTATGACAAGACTGTTATGATTCTCGCTGTCACTGACAAAGTGTATGTTAGGAATAATCTTTGATAGTGCTATAAGTGTCCATTCGTTGGCCACATAGGCTGAACTGAATAGTAGAGATTTAGCTTTGTTATGTAAGGTGGCTAACTCGTGTTCTAGGGCCACGTGATAGTGACTGGTGCCACCAATGTTGCGAGTGCCACCGGATCCAGCCCCTGTCATGTCCAGGGCAGTATGCATGGCATCTAACACAACTTTGTGCTGTCCCATGCCCAAGTAGTCGTTGCTGCACCAGTTCACAATGTTCTTGATATTATATGGGCCGTACCAAATAGCTTCTGGGAACTTGCCGCGTTCACGTAGGATATCATTGAACACACGGTATTTTCCGTTGTCCTTGAGTGTTTTAAGCAGTGCATTAAAAGGCTTTTTGTCTATCATAGTATTATTTACATAAATATTAAACCGAGGACACAAACATGCCAGATGTAGTTAAATTAGATGTACCCCTATTCATACGCTTGCTTGAGCTTGCTCGCGAGGATGTTAAACAAGATGCTGATCTACATGATATAGCAGAAGCTGTTATTAGACTAAGTCAGGAAGGTGTTGCTACAATGGCTGACTATGATCAAATTGTTAGCTTTATGCAGAAGCAAGGTGACACTGCTTCTAAGGAAGAATATGCTCCAGACGATATCCGCAGATTTAAACAGATTGTAGATCTAGCTGACAGCGGCGAACCTACAGAATACACAAATACTCCCCGAGAAGAATACGCAGCCATAGACTCTGTGACTACAGCAGCAGGCGGTGGAGTCAATGCTCCTAAACATACCAAAGACATTCGAGGCAACAGCTTTAGAATCTACGGAGATAATTAATGGCCACAATCAACTATTGGGGACTGTCAAAGAAAGGGTCAGTTACTGTAAATTTAACTGTGACTATCGACCAGTTGATCACAGCTATTGCCACTGACGAAGGATTGGCTACAGAACATTATACTGTGAGCAGTCTAGCAGACCCCAGTAAAAGCAGTCTAACATTTGGCGACAGCTCTACCACACTAACACAGCTGGGTCTAGTAGATGGCGGCACAGTCCTATGCACCACAAATCAAACAGGCAGCAAACAAGAAAGACAGTTACAGAAATTAGCCATAGCTGCTAAAACTAGAACCGTAGATGGTTACACTAGAGTAACACTAGACACTACACAACTACCGACCTTGTACAGCGGCAACACAGTAGTAGACAATGCCAACTCTGGTGGATTGGTTGTTGGTCGTCCGTGGACGGCTGTACCCGCCGCCAATCCGGTATTATACCTAGATGCAGGTAACGCTTCTAGTTATCCGGGTTCAGGAACCACATGGACTGATTTGAGTGGGAATGGCCGTGATGGCACATTGACCAACGGACCAACTTATAGTGCCACAAATGGCGGATCTATTGTGTTTGATGGTACTAATGATTTCGTTCAATGCACGGGTTCTGTTACAGCCACGGCAGCAACATTTGTAGCATGGATAAGAAGAAACGGAACTCAAGGCCAATATGATGGTATTTTGTTTTCCAGAGGTACAAGTGTCTCTGGAATGCAGTTCCAATCATCTAACCAACTTGGATATATTTGGAACAATGCTGTCAATACCTACAATTGGAATAGTGGATTAACCGTACCAGATTTGACATGGTGTATGGTTGCTGTTTCTGTTACCAGCACCTCAGCAACAGCATATCTGTGTCAATCCGGTGGAATTACCTCTGCCACCAATACTGTATCTCATACCAGCACTACCCTGGACGATATAAAAATTGGTCAAGACGACTTTGGTGGTAGATTTTTTGGTGGCAACATAGCAATAGCTCAACTTTATGACACAGCTTTATCGGCTGGTCAAATTTCACAGCTCTTTGACGCAGACCGAGCAAGATTTGGATTGTAATCTATGCCAATCCTAAACCCCAACACAACCAACTATCAGCATACATCGGAACCTAACACTTCCGACCTGCACATGGCCATGGATTGAATAATGTCTAATCGTAAACAACATCCTTTCAATCAAATGGTTGCCGAAGGCAACATCACTGACCATACCTTTATACACAAGTTTGGTGCCGTGCCTGCTTTGAGCAACGGAGCCACAGGCAGTGTGTGGGATATCAACGATACGGTATATCCTTGGTCAGCGTTTGACACAGCAGGAGTGGTTAATCTAGACAGAGCCAGTACCAGCGACGCCAACAAGGTCGTCACAGTGATAGGACTAGATGCTGACTACAATGAAACACAAGAATCTATCACACTAACCAACGCCAGCAACAACACTGGTACTGTGGTGTTCAAGCGAGTGTTTAGAGCGTTTGTAGCAGACGGCACCACAAATGTAGGCAACATTGACATACAACGAGCGTCAACCACAGTGGCTCGTATCACTGCTACCAAAGGGCAAACACTGATGGCAGTTTATACTGTGCCTGCTGGCTACACCGGTTATCTTTACAAAGGCACTGCTTCAGCACAAAGTGGTGCTGATGCCACAGGCAATATGTTTGTGAGATTTTTTGGCCAACAGAGTTTTAGAACACAGCATACCTTTGAAGTAGGCGGCACAGGCGGACAATACACCTATGAATTCACATTCCCGCCACCTATTCCAGAAAAATCAGATATTGATGTGCAGGTGGTCGGCAGAACCAACAACGGTAGATACACTGCTGCTTTTGATTTATTATTAATAGAGAATTAAAATGTACAGAAAATATATCAACATCGTAGAAGCAGCCAACAAGGGCTGTCCTATCGCTACCTACGATATAGACGTTAATCTAAAGAATCGTCAGAAGGCCATAGATACGTATCATTACGGCCCTGCCAATCCAGCAGAGCCAGAGTCATATTGGAAAGATGCTGCCAAACGTTGGAACATCACAGAAAAGACTGCCAAGACCATGAAGTGCGGCAACTGTGCTGCCTTTGATGTAAGTGATAAAATGTGGACATGTATCGAAGATGGCATCAAAGGTGACAGCAAAGAGGTTGATGCTATGGCTACCATACACAAGGCGGACCTGGGCTACTGTAACTTTCATGCCTTTAAGTGTGCTGGAAGTCGTTCGTGCACCTCGTGGATTACCGGTGGTGCTATCGATGATAAAGACCGAACAGAATAGCAGCGAACTGACAGGAGCGGAATCAACGTGTTCAAGCGTCACAACACAAATCTTAGAAGTGATGCTGTTTGTTTAAAAGCAGTCAACGATCTAACTCCCGCAGACTTTCAATACTACGACAAAGATGGATTTGAATTAAACATTGCAGAACAAAAGTATTATCGTGCTGCAGGACATCCCATACACCACCCAATATTAAATCACACCTGCTATCAAGAACCTTGGTTTGAGCTCGAGCGCAACGACCTTGGCTTGATACTAGATCACAGTCTGATCTTGCATCGCTGCAATTACAATGGTGCAGCATTAGATCAACTGCGTGAACTGCAACACACTATACCGTTGGCACAACAGTTGATCAACACAATTCCTAAATGGGGATTTGACTTTGATCTAAATGCCATAGCCGCCGACGGCACAGTCTACGAAGTGCTACACGTAGAATACGACAGCAGAGACTACGAAACATTTAAGAATCACATGCTGGATTTCAGCTACAAAGTACGTCACACAGACTGGATCGCTGTGGCTGAAACAGTTTGGAATCGTAGAGCAGAGTGGCAAGATCTCAAAGGATTTGAACAGAATCACTGGCGGGCACAAGAAATACTTAATTGGCCCAAGGCTGAATATCTAGAAAAAGCCAACTAAATAACAGATAACTTAATTACAAGGCAGTATCAATGCGTAAACTACTACTATTATTATTAATTCCGTTCGCTGCACTAGCGAACCCAATTGACGATCAATGTCCACAACATGTACTACGTGGGGCACCTATCAGCACAAGATTACAACCTGGTACCACACAGTATCTTTGTAAAATCAATTACGCCATACACTACAGATATGATACCAAAACTGCAGAATACGTTGTGCAACATGTTACTATTGACAGTATAACAGGTCCTGCCAAACGCAAAAATGATTTTAGGCCTGATCCAGCCATACCAAGACAACATCAATCACAACTATCAGATTATGCCGGGTTCCCTTTTGATCGTGGACATCTATCGCCAGGCGCTGACAACACTCAGAATGACGTAATAATGAGCGAAAGCTTCTTCTTGAGCAACATGGTTCCACAGGTACCTAATCACAATCGTGGTATTTGGAAACAGCTGGAAACATTGGTGCGTCAGTGGGTCGCACAGGGCATGGACATCTATGTTGCCAGCGGAACTATATATGCGCCAAACTATCCAACCATAGGTGCGAATAGAG